GCTTTATAAGTATTCACGGAACTTATGGTATTAAGGTCAACAGACCCGTTCAAATCTATCGTGGTCGCGTTAATTTCTACTTCGTCGGTTGCGTTTATATCTAAAGTAGTTGCGTTGGGTGCTGTGATATTTTGGGATGCGTCATTAAACTGAAGTTGCATCGTGCTATTTAGTAATAATCCAGTGTCTGCTACGTGAGTCAATGTGACATCATTATCTGCACCAAAACCCAATACAGCCGCATCGCTAGCTAATTTAATGTCATTCACGAATAGTGCATTGCCTTCATCACTTCCATCAAATGTCACCGCAGTCACAGAGGCTCCTGCATCGTCCACCTTAATAATAACATCGGCATCATTTGCCTGTGCGTCTATTGTTATATTTCCAGTAGTTGTCGCAATGGAGACTGCTGCATCGCCTGTTGTGATATTGTCTGCGGCCAATGACGAAGCTGTAACATTAGCAAAGGCGATGTCTGTTCCGTCTGATGTTAAAACTTGACCATCACTTCCTGGGCCAATAACCGAAGGATCTCCGCTAGAATCGCCTATAATTAGTTTGCCTCTTGCGATTCCTGCCATCTTTGCAAGCGTCACAGCGTTGTCTTGTATGTCTGCTGTTTCAATAGTGTCGTTAGGGAAAGTTGGAACTGCACTAAAAGCAACCACTCCGCCAGAGGATATAGACATCGCATCTGTGTCAGAAGCCGAGCCGATGTTTCCGGTATCCGGTATAACGATGTTTCCACCAGTGGTCATAGTGCCGCCGCCAGTGTAAGTCCCTGATACATCAAGATTTGCATTGATGTCTGCCAACGTAGCATTTATCTCTACTTCATCTGTCGCATTGATATCTAACACAGTGGCACTTGGGGCAGTTATGTTCTGAGACGCATCATTAAACTGAAGTTGCATTGTTCCATTCAGCAGTAATCCAGTGTCAGCCACATGGGTCAACGTAACATCTTGGTCGTCGCCAAATTTTAGAACAGCCGCATCACTGTCCAGCAATAAGTCATCGCCAATAGTCACATCGTCTGTTACAGTAAGATCCTGAGAAATTGTCACCAACCCAGCCGAAGATATTGCTATTGCATCGGTATCGCCAACAGAACCTATATTCCCATCATTCGGGATGACAATATTTCCGCCAGTGGTCATCGTACCACCACCAGTATAAGTTCCACTAACGTCTAAATTTGCATTGATGTCTGCTAATGTTGCATTTATCTCTACTTCGTCTGTTGCATTTATGTCTAGAACTGTTGCGCTTGGGGCATTTATATATTGACTAGCGTCGTTAAACTGTAATTGCATCGTGCTGTTCAAAAGCAACCCAGTGTCCGCCACGTGGGTTAAAGTGACGTCTTGATCGTCGCCAAACTGGATGGCTGCAGCATCGCTGTCAAGTATTAAGTCATCCCCCACAGTCACATCATTAGTGACTCCCAAGGAAGTAAGTGTCCCAACAGAAGTTATGTTTGTTTGTGCTGCTGTGGAAAGCGTTCCTGCGATAGTTCCACCTGAAACATTTATACCAGCACTAAAAACTGGTATCTGATTCATAGTCACAACACCAGCCGAAGATATAGCAACTGCATCTGTGTCTCCGGCAGACCCTATATTTCCATCGTTTGGAATAACAATGTTTCCTCCAGTGGTCATTAAACCACCGCCAGTGTAAGTGCCTGATACATCAAGATTTGCGTTCACATCAGCCAATGTGGCATTGATTTCCACTTCATCTGTCGCATTGATATCTAATACAGTAGCACTTGGGGCAGTTATGTTCTGACTAGAGTCGTTAAACTGCAACTGCATCGTGCCATTTAACAAAAGCCCTGTGTCAGCCACGTGAGTTAAAGTGACGTCACTGTCTGTGCCAAAATTAAGAACAGCACCATCGCTTTTAAGACTTACATCATCTCCGAATACAACATCATTAGCAAGCAAGCTCGTAACCGCAGCACCACTACCAGCACCATCGGCATAAACTATGTCGAACGCACCATTGGCAACAGTGACTGTATCACCTGTGCCTTGCTTGACAATGACGGAATATGGACCAGAACTTCCACTGTCTGTCGTGGCATTAACAACGAAATATAATTTGTCTTGGTCGTTAGGACTTATTGTAACTGTATTGTTTGCACCCAATGCACCTGTGAACAAAAGAACTCTATACATCCCATCAGTCAAAGTTCCATCAGTTGTTGTAAGTGTATGGGTGGTTCCTGACAACGATATAGAGCCAACGCCAGAGAGAACTCGATCAATGATATCGAAATTTGTGTTAAGCGTTGCACCCCAAGTCCCAGTTTGCTCTCCTGGATTTGGTTTTTCTATTCCGTTGTTTGCTGTGTAACTGCTGGCCATTTATTTTGCTTCCAGAGACGCAACTTTAGTTTCTAATGCCTCAATCCGCTCCATTGCCTCCTGAAGTGCTTTTAGGGCTTTCATATGGATAACGGAATACTTCACGCTTTTATGTGATTTTTGGTTTCCGCTGGAATCTAAAACAGGAACATCATCGCCGCCATCATCCGCCGGATTGAACTCCAAGTGTGTTTTCACCAGCTTATCCATACCTGCCGATTCAAGTTCTTGTGCAATAACCCCTATCATGTTTGGCGCATCTGCGCTCTCTTCTTTGAAAGAAAACTTGCGGACACGCATTGCCTTGATGTCATTCCATTGACTACCACTATCAACAATGTTCTCCTTAAGATTCAGGTCAGACGTAGCTCCATATGAATTTGTTGCGCTTTGGAAATCGCCATTAACCTCTATTTCTGATTTGAGCGTACCGCTTACTTTATTTTGCCATACAGGATCACCAGCGGTGGTTCCATTCGCCACCACCATCTTAGTAAAAGTCGTCCCGTCTGTTCCCTGATCGTCATAGATAATAATCCCTTTCCCGTCCATGTCCGTATAGTTGTCGTTAGCCTGATTACGGCCCATGTAAATAACGCCTCTTTCATAGAAAGAGTTAAGGGATGTGTCACCAGCCTCTATGCGAAATCCTTGAGTGAGATAAACATTGCCAGAAGAGTTAATTTGTACTGCGTCCGTGTCACTAGCAGACCCTATATACCCACTGTTGGGGATGACAATGTTGCCGCCAGTGGTCATTGTGCCGCCGCCATTGTAAGTCCCAGCGGCTGTTACGTTTGCACCACTAAACGTAAGCGCAGTCGTTGTTCCGGATTTTATAATAAGGTTGCCAGAGGAGTTTGTTGCGCTACCAAAGGTAGTACCGTCATCTTTAAAAAGTATATCCGCCCCATTAGCGTCTAATACAATATCTCCCTCTGAATCCAAAGTAACTGTAGTACCATCTGCTTCAAAAGTTCCGTCGGCGGTTATGGTTATGTTGGCTGCCGCTGCGTCGTCATCCGTCGTGACAATACTTAGCGTTCCGTTAGTGCCTGCCGTAAATACCGCCGTATCACTAGTAGAACCTGTCATTGTAATGACCTTACCGTCTATAGCAACGTCATCTACGGAAAGAGCCACGCCCGTTATTGTACCTCCCGAAGCATTTATACCCGCACTAAAGACGGGTATTTGATTCATGGTGACTACACCGCCCGATGAAATAGCTATGGCATCTGTATCGGACGCTGAACCTATGTTTCCCGCGTCTGGAATAATGATGTTCCCCGTGGTTAACGTCTTACTCAGAATGCTGGTAACAGCCGCACTGCCCGTATTGCCGTCCGCATAGATGATGTCTGCCCCGCCATTAGGAACCGTTACATTAGCGCCGGAACCTTGTGTAAAAATAGCGGACTGACCACTGCTATTAACTACAAAATATATTTTTTGCTGATCATTGGGGCTAATAGTAATTGTGTTTGTTCCACTAGGACTGCCACTTAGTACCAGAACCTTGAACTGTCCGTCTGTCGTCGCACCATCGGTAGTTGTCAAAGTATGTGTTGTACCACTTAATGTTATGGTCCCCACCCCGGATAAGGCGCGGTCGATGATGTCCATGTTTTCATTAACCATGTCCCCCCACGTTCCGTCCAAATCGCCTTTTGCGGGTTTTTCCATGCCGTTATTGGCTGAATATGTACTTGCCATAATATATTCCTATGCTGCTATGTCTTCCCAACCCGGATCTTGGTCCGGGGTAATTGTGCCATAACTCGGACTCTGGCTGGGTGTTATGGGGCTGTAACTTGGACTCTGGCTTGGCGCAATCGCACTATAGCCCGGACTCTGGCTGGGTGTTATGGGGCTGTAACTTGGATCCTGATCTGGGACAATAGCGTCCCAAATCAAAACACTTCCCACCGCACCTGTGGCTACTACCCCTGTAACGGACACAGGGATGACCACTGTACCCACGGCACCTGTACCTGCTACGCCAGTAACGCTTACCGTCACGCCTGTGCCTTCTGTTATGGTAACAGAGCCTATAGCACCTGTGCCTGCTACGCCCGTGACAGAAACGGGGATGACCACTGTACCAACAGCACCTGTCCCCGCCACACCTGTGGCACTGACCGTCACTCCAGACCCTTCGGTTACAGTAACCGACCCTACAGCACCTGTGCCTGCTACGCCCGTAGCACTGACCGTTACCCCAGATCCCTCTGTTATGGTGACTGACCCTACCGCGCCAGTACCCGCTAAACCCGTAGCACTAATCGTTACCCCAGATCCCTCTGTTATGGTGACTGATCCAACAGAACCTGTACCAGATACGCCTGTGGCAGATACGTTAGCCTCCCCTGTAGCAGTTACTGATCCAACAGAACCTGTACCAGATACGCCTGTGGCACTAACTGTTACCGATACTGATACAACAGCTTCTGCGGAAAAAGGTGCTTCGGAAAATGTCTGTAGTGTGAACATTCTCTACGAAGCCTCTAGTGTTGCGACTCTTGCTTTTAGAGCAGTCATCTCAGACTCAAGCGACTCTATTTTCGCCATCGCTTCCTGTAACGCCTTTAGAGCCTTCATGTGTAAGACACTGTACTTAACTGTTTTGTAATTAGTAGCATTACCATCCGAATCCAATACTGGCTCATCTGGGCCATCTCCGTCAGCAGGAGGATTCATGTATGGTTTTGTCTTAACCAGACCACTCATGCCGGATGCTTCAAGTTCTTGGGCAATAACGCCTATTTGTGTCGGGCCAGAAGTCTTGTCTGCAATAAACGAATACTTACGAACTCGCATCGCTTTAACATCATTCCACTGACTGGGCGAGTCAACAATGTGTTCTTTAAGTCGTGAGTCGGATGTCGAACCATATGAATTTGTCGCAGATTGGTAGTCTCCGTTAGACTCGATTTCGGACTTAATTGCGCTGGCACTACGGGACTGCCATACGGGTGAGCCGCCAGACGTACTATAGGCCAACACTCTTGTATAATTGTTCGCATCGTAGTATGTGTAATACCCACGAGCGTCAGTTTCATAATATACATCAGCAGCGGTACGCCCCTGAAAAACGCTCTGACCAGTTTTGTAAGTATTAACGGCACTGACTGTATTAAGGTCAACAGACCCATTCAAATCTATCGTGGTCGCGTTAATTTCTACTTCGTCGGTTGCGTTTATATCTAAAGTAGTAGCGTTTGGTGCTGTGATATTTTGGGATGCGTCATTAAACTGAAGTTGCATCGTGCTATTTAACAAAAGACCTGTGTCATGCACATGAGTTAAAGTGACATCACTATTTGCACCAAAACCCACTACAGCCCCGTCAGTAGGGAGTGTTAGATTCCCTCCAGAGGACAAAGACATTTTTTCAGAAGCTGCCTCAGAAGCCCCTGTTTTAAATGACAATTTAGTGGCATTGCTACTTGAGCTAAAATCTCCTTCTGAAACGGCTGCTATTTCCGCTGCCACTAGAATTGCATCCGTTCCCGCCGCTTCATCGGGAGCTTGGAATTGCACTTTTCCTAGTGCATCATCCGCTGCAATATCTGTCTCACCTGTTTGGAGTAACAGAACCGCAGGTTTGTCATCCCCTGTTTCTGTGGCTTTTATAGTGACATTACCTTCTGCATCACCATAAATTGACTTACTAGCCGGATATACTACAAAGACATCTTTACTGTCTGAAGAAAAATTTACCGCATTATTAGAGTTAGTAGAAGCCAGTACAGTTGTCCGGGCTAGTGTTGTCCCACTTGACGTATAAGTTCCTAGCCCTACTTCCCAGTTTGTACCGTCAATAACGGCGTAATAAGTAGTATTTCCATCGCCTATTGCAGAAAATGCCTGAAATCCAGACGCTGCTCCAGCTAAAGTAAGCGTACCTGTACCAGAAGTGGTAGAGGTTTCCTTTACGCGATCTTTTACAACTAGAGCCATTGTGGTTAGGCAATCCTTATAATCGCATTACTAGCGTCTGCGGCAGGAAACGCAATCGTAAAATCTCCTGAGCTAGAAGACTTGTCCGATCCAAAATTTAAAACCAACACGGAAGGATCCCCACTAGCCGAGTCGTTAAAAATCAAGGCCCCTCTTGCTGTAATGGTGCTAGAAGACCAAGTAGTATCTGCAAAATCTGTTAACGCCGTTGTACCACTGGTTGTAGGGTCTACACGAGTTAACGTGTTACCTTTAGCCGTATAATTAGTCCCACTAACTTCATTACTTGTTGTATAAGCTGTTGTAGAAGCGTCTAAAGAAGCGCTTGACGTATACAACGCTATTAAAAAGGTACTCCCACCACTATTTAAAAAATTGTGTTTAGCTTCAAGTATTTCCTTCTTGAAACTTGTACACATTGCTTGTGTTATTGCCATTTATATATCCTCTATGTTTTTAGCTATATCCAAATGCCCCTGCTTTTCTAGCATTACTTTTATAGTTGTCCGTTCACTTTGGGCAACTTTATGGAAGTAATCCACCAACAACGCCTTTATTTGCGCTCTGTACGCAATCGCTTGTTCACGTAATGGCATCGGTGTATCCGCAGAAATAGAAACAATACGTTTAACGGCTAATTCTGCCCATTCTTCAGCGTTCATGCCCCTATCAGTTGTTGTGACAACCAAAGGGTTTCCTACATCTGATTCTACGCCTACGCTAAACATTATTGCTTCGGCCTAATAACTTTACCCGCCCTGTACTCGTCGGTAGGTTCTTTAGATTCACCAAAAAGTTTCATCGCTATAATAGACTCCCCTAGTCGTTTTTCGTACTCCTGCATTAACGTAGGATCACCTTTCATATAGGTATAGGCTTCTACTAAAGAGCCGTACAGTATGGCTAACGGTGCATTTTCACTTAACCATGTTTTGGTTGTGTCGGCACTAGTAGATACCACGGTTCCGGTAGCCCCGCTGGTTGCCCCGGTCACCGTCTCCCCTACTGTAAAATCTGTACTGGGTATGATTATGTTGAAAACAGTCGAGCTTGTGACAGAAGAAATAGTGGTTACCGCCCCGCTGGTTCCCCCTGTAATTGTCTCAGAGGCTTGAAATGTCCCTGAAACGCCGCTTACAGTAAGATTAAATTTACTTTGTGTCAGGCTGTCCGGACGATAATAATAGTGAAGCTCTGCGGTATATGCGCCATCTGGCGTTGGGCCTAAGATAAAGTTATTTACGTCAAAAACGGCATAAAACCGGGGTGTTCCTGTAGTCCCCGCATTCGGGTTAAAGGTTTGAACAAAGTCTACGTCTTTAAATTCAAGGAAAATATGCTCACTGCTACTGGTGATCGATAAAGAATAGGGCGCTAAAAAGTCGCTGGGAACAGCTAAATACTTATTGGTGTTCGAGGTTGTTCCAGATTGGTTTTTTCGAAAATAGCTTAGTTGGATATTTTTTAAAATGCGCTCCTCGGCATTTTTAATAAAGTCCTCTAGATGCTTAACAAAGCTGGTTTCTGTGTTCTGGGTGTAGTCCTGAATAGCGGTCTTTAATGTGGTGTATGTATAGCTCATGTTGTAGTCACCGTTACTGAACCCACATTTCCGGAGGCTTTTGTGGGTATAAAGTCCGCCACCATAGGCTCTCTAACCCCAACATAAAGAACCAGTGCTTCGGTTCTGTCGGGCCTTGGATTTTTTAACGCCTGCGGATCGCTTATCTTAGGAAAAGGGCCTATTTGGGGGCTTTTTGCCTCCCACTCATCAAAACCGACTAATGCGCCCGTCCACTCCTTTTTCATCCGGTTTAACCTATAAGCAAAACCGGATCGATCAGAAATACCTAACGCATATTTTCCTGAAGCAAATTTACTCATGCGATAACAGTTCCTGTTACATTAGGTGTAATGTTAAAAGAGGCTCTGTCCCTATCCTCTACCATAGCCCTTTCAAACTCCTCTTCATAAATGCTTTTAAGCACCGGGATGCGGTTAGGCGCACGTTTCATAGACAAATAGTACGCAAGACCGGCCGCTAGACAAGGGTAAAAACGAAAAGGTATTTCCATATTATTGGTAAACGTGTCTGCATCATCCATTCGCATTAGACGGTTAAAAATAATTACGTCTGTGCTGTTTTCTGGAGCAGGCCATATTTTTAAAACAGGCTGTATCTGACGGTCTAAAAAGAACTGGGAAGGTCTTCCTGTAGTTGTTTTTGTAGGGATGTTCAAATACGCTTCCCTACTCAACCTATCAGCCGCATAATCTGTACCGTCTCTTCGAAGCACAACAGATAAAAAATCTATCGTGGACTTAAAGTCCGTTAAATCGACGGCTGCCGCTAAAGTTGTTGTTGCGGCACTTGTACCGCCCGTTAATGTCTCACCATTAGAAAAGGTTCCCGTAGGCACTGTGATCGCAAAACTTGTTGTAGAGGGCTTGCTCGTAATTTTTGCGGTTGCGGCACTTATACTGCCGGTAATTGTTTCCCCTACCGTAAAACTACCACTAGCCCCAACAGACATGGTTAAGGTTCCCGCTGGATACTCGGCAATATCCGTAGCCAACGTAATAGATGTCTGACTAATGGTCCATTGATTAAGACCACGATTAGCCCAATCTGCCAACATTAAATTTAAGGAACGTTTAGCCGTTTTTAAATCGTAGCCTGTACGAACTTCTAAACCACAACGTTCAAACGCCTCTTCAATATAATCAGAAACGTCTAATTCAAAGTCTTTTGAGCTTGAGGTTGCCATTTATTTCACTTTTCCACCTTTTCGCATACGTTTAACGCCAGTCTTTTTAACCATACCGCCGCCACGCATACGTTTAACGCCAGTCTTTTTAACCATACCGCCGCCACGCATTTTGACAGGCGACTTTCCTTGTGGGGCTTTTTTGCCCATTGCCAAGCGTTTTCTCTGTGATATTGCTTTATCACCCATTTTTTAGTCTCCCATAAAGTTCTTTACGTTTAGAAAAGATAGCGTCAACGTCATAACTACCGTGGTTACGTTTATAATAGCCCCTCCGCATTAATTTTTCAGAGGCATCGCACAATAAACTTAAGCGTTGGATAAATATCATACCGTAAAGTGTGTCTAAGTCTGTTTCAAATTCAGAGTCGTCCAAAAGATCGTTGGCCTCTGTTTCCGGATGAAAACCCATTAGGTATATGTCTTTATCTATAAAAACCCCATCTGCAATAGCTTCATTTAAGCCTTCTAGGTGCTGGTGGAATTTCTCTTCCTCTGATTCATAATCCAAGTCAACTAGAATAACTAGCTCAAACTGATCATCATAAGCGGAAATAATAGAATAAAGCGGCTGAAAAGAGGCATCGTGCTTGAACACAATGCCTACTTTATCATCGCTCCATGCCTTAGAGGCAAAAGGGCAGGCAGGGAAATTATTGTAAGCAGGGTTAGGCTGTTCTAACGTATTTAACGACCACTCTCGTATTTCCTCACTGACCTCTTTTTCAAGACCTGTGTAAAAATTCATTAAGCTGACCCAAAAACATCAGTATTCTTTTATACAGGTTATGGTCATTGCGTAGGTGTCACCACTTGTGTGTCCTACGGTAGTTAGTTGCACATCCCCTGTTTTACCCGATCCCGAATAGTTGGGAAGACCACTCATACAGCTAAAATCAAGCGTATCCGAATAATCTTGGGGCATCTCTACAACTAACACGTCCGTGGTAGCGTCCCACAACAGCTTCACGCCCATTCCTACGGTAGAAAAAATTATTTTTTCTATTCTTACTCCCGTACACGTATCCCCGTCTGCACTTGAAGACAACGCAGATACATCTATTTTTGTAACTGCGTCTTCTCCGGTCCCGTCACTGGTGTTCGTAAGATAAAAAATAGCGTGTCGTGGCCCGTCCTGTACAGTGCTTACATTTACTGCGTCTGCCATAACAGTCTCCGTTTATCTCTCAACCATTGCTGTGATGTAGTCTATAGTCAGTGTTTGTGCCGAGGCTTCGCCGTTTTGAATACCGAAAGAAACGGTCAGTTCCTCGTCGTCGGGTAGGTTGGTGTTTGCCACACCTACAGGTTCAGCATGGTTTATGGAGTAATATACAAGCGAAGCGTTTGGATCAACATACCAAGCAACGGTAATAAACGTATCGTCTTCCATTGTCGCTACGTCTTCTGTAGTTGTGGCACTGTTATCCTTTTCGACCAAAAAGTCTAAACCAGCATCCCCGTCTGCGGAAAGAAAGAATATCCCGTCGGTGGTGTCTAAAGGCGACGTGTCTGTAATACCCAAACCCATAACATAGTCCGACTGGTCAACGTCATTTACCTTAAATCGCGCCTCAAACATCGCTCTTTTGTTCCCATCAACCAAAAAAGCCTCGCCTTTTAATTGAAGAAAATCTAAATCGTCGTCGCCTGCGGCATTAGTAATTAACAACTGTCCGCCAGCACCGGAGGTAACCGCTTCTGTCGCGCTTCCCGTACCCGCCTCAGTAGTGGTAATGGTCCAGTCCCCGGAATTAAAACTAAAAAAATCATTGCTATAGCAGTAAAAAGTTTGATCCGAAGCTACCGGAAGAAACATGGGGGTGTCTTTTTTTGCCTTGGAAGCAACGGTGTTGCCTGCCCAAAGAATTTGATTTTGAAAATGTGGATTAGCCATCTGAACTCCTTTTTGGAACCCTATTAGGGCCTCGTTAAGCTATAAATGAAAAGAAGGGGGCTTTTACACCCCCTTCCGGTTTCAGTACCCTAAGCTCCCGGTGTACCGTAAACACAACGCCAGTCAGAAACTCCAAAGGCATATCTTTCACGCGCTTTAAAGCGCATGTTGCCTGTGTCGAAGTCTCCTTCCATCGCCGTGCGAATCGGAGTCCGGTTAAACAACTTAAAGCCGTTTGGAGCATCGGTTTTAACAAAAAACGCATCCGTGTCAGTGAGGAAGTGGTTTACCACCGCACCTTCAGGAAGCATTCCCATGCTCTTCATAGCGTTTACGTCATTGTCGGAAGTACCTGAACGTAGCGTAGAGTTTAAAACCCTTTCAGTAATAAACTGAAGTTCTTTAGGAATAATTAACTTCATTCCACGAACTGCTACCTTCAAACCCCGCTCATCTGTAAGGCCAGCAATGCCAATCATAATGGACTCCAAAGAAGTTTCATTAAGATCTGCTGCTGTACTTAAGACATTGCTTTGGTTGCCGCTTAACGACGGGTGGGAAGCACTACAAAGAGCTACTCCGTCCCCTATTGCCGAAGCACCTGCGGTAAAAGCATTATTCAATATTGTCGCAGCCTTAATTTGCTTTGTTTGCGACATTGAACGAGCCAAAGCACGGGTGTACCGCGAAGCCAACTTATCATATAAGTTATCTTCTATAGCTTCTTCCGTAATGCTAAAAGCAAGAGCAATCGTTTCCATTGTGTAACGAGCAGTGTAGGTTTCCTGCGCGTCGTCAAAAGAAATCGAACTACCTTCACTTTTTACCGGAGCCGTTCCAAAGCCACTGAGCATTACTTCTTCCTCAAATGCTCTATCTGAAGATTCCTCTTCAAATATCTCGGCATGTTCCGACTCATATCGGTCATATTCCAGCCCAAACAAGGCGTTAAGGCCGGGTTCCAACTCTTTAGCGAGTTGAGCGCGTGATATAGCCATCTGCTAACCCTCCTTAAATGCCTGTACTAGTCGCGGTAGTTTGCGAGTCATACCGTGACGTAGTAGCGTTAAAATGTGCGTTCAAGCGAACAACCAACGGGATACCCGCTGCTGCAAAATCGCTATTAGCATCATCATCTACAATGCCCACAATCCGCAACCCTAGAGTCGCTGTAGTAGCAATAGATGAAACACTAAGAGCAGAGCTTGATCGCCCCGTATCAGTAGACCCAGAACGAGCCGAAGTCCCTAACGTTGCGTTTGCAAAAACAGCCGCCTGCGCGGTGGCCTTATTTGTCAACGTCGCATCGCTGGCTACTTGAAATAACTGATTAGGGTTGTCCGCAATAAACGCCTTAACCGGATGGTTTGTATTGACGCTTACATTGTTTGACCCCGGCCAGTAGTTTAGCCATCTGGATCGACCAAAAGTTGAATCCACGTATTCTACGCCCATAAGAACGCCCAAAGATGCAGTAGTGCCACCTGCGGTATCAGCCGCTTGACCAATAAAGCCCGTGTTTAACGGAACCACAATTTCATATTGATAAATTGCATTGGTGTCATCGGTAGCAATCTCATACTGGGTTACCCCGGTTGAGTTAGCTGCACTTCCAACAAGTCCTATAGGACGAAGACCGTAGGCAGTTTCTTGGTTTGCCATATTTTAAATCCTCTTCAATCCTAATTAAAGCCTCACGACCCCTGCGGAGCCGATCCGCCGCCAAAAGTTACACGAGATTGACGTTCGGGTTTCCCGATCGTCATAGTCGGATGTGCGTTCTCGCGCATAAGATCGTGATCAATAGCTTCGATTTGATCAGCATTTTTGCTGGCAAAGTATTCATTACGCTCTCGTACCGTTTCTAGCGGTATTCGTGCAAGAACCAATCCCCCTACAGAAAACACACCTTCAAACTGTCCTGAGTCCGCTACAGGAGCTTCAAAATCAGGGTATTCATCGCGTCGAACTAGTTCATAGCCTTCACGAAGCCGTGCTGAAATATTCTGGCGATCTTCAACGCCTCGTACTTCGGCACGTATCCACCGATGTTTGAACCCTTCGGGCGCAGGCGGTGCATCTAATTGTTGGGGCGGAGTCCACGGCTTACGTTGTGCCGTCTTCTCTCGCGTAGTTTTTGCGCGAGGATTTCTGTTTAAGCCTTGAAGGCCACTTTTGTTTTCTTCTTTGCTCATTCCTTGATCCCTCACGAGTTAGCACGTCTTTCTTTTTCAAGTTTCGCGACATTTTGGGCATACACCTCTAAAGGAACCCCTAGTTTTTCAGCAAGGGCTTTCTGTGTCGATGTCAGCCGGACTTTTGTTGTGCGTCCAGTATTGCTTGAGCGAGTGTTTCCTGCGACAGTCTGAACGTTCCGTCGGTTAGGCTCGTTATTTGAAGCATTCTGTATGGATACTTCTTCCATGTCAAATTTATTCGGAAAGGTGTCCCTTACACGGCGATCTAGCTCGTTGTAATACTCGGTTGTTCTAGGATTGAAACCCTCCGCTTCAACCATCTTTTTATGGATACCAAAAGTAGCAAAAGTCATCGCCTCGTCCTGCCCAAACCACGAGTTCTCCGGTCTGGCGGCCCACTCCTGTGCCATTGGGTCTGGTTGCTGTGGCTGTGGTTGTGGCTGTGGCTGTTGCTGTGGCTGCTGTACATACTGCTCTTGTTGGTCCTGTGCTATCTTGGCTTGTCGAACCTTGTCTTTAGCAACGGCTATTTCTGTCAGCTTTTTCTGGGCGGCTATAGTCGCTTCGGTATCACTTACTTCAACAGCGCGACGATATTCCTCTTCAACCTGCCTTTCTTCCGCTTCTACCCGGCTACCGTATTCTTCGACGTAGCCCCTGTCTAGCTGGTCAATACGGGCTTTAAATTGAGAGTTTTCATCGATCACGCCCTTGGCGTATGTAATGGACTCGTCTCTTTGACGTTCCGCCTCGCGCAACTTATGCGTCAGTTTATTAATTCGTTTTTGTACAGAAGCACTATACTCTTGTTGCTCTGTATCCTCGGATCCATCTGCAACAAAATCTTCTTGAACAGGCGCTTCTTCTGTAACTTCTACCTCTGTAATGTCACCTGTATCTAAATCAAGGTTTTGTTGAGGATTTTCTGTGTTTTCAGCCATGGTTTAACCTCTTAAAAGGACAAAATATCATCAGGATCAGCAATCGTTGCCAAAACCTCATCATCGTTAATGATACGGACTTCTCCCCCTTCTATGCGGAACCGGGAACCGGCATATCTGGGAAAAATAATCCACTGTTTTTCGGAACACCAAGGTCCTTCCGGAAACTTTTGCGTATCCTTATATGCTAACGGCCCTTGTCTAAGTACATACCCGACAACGGTCTGTATCTGACCGTCCTCAAGAACTTGGTTTGGGATATGTATGCCGCCCTCTGTAGTTGCTTTACCACGGTACGGTAAAATCAACATACGCCAACCCGTGGGTTGGGGCATTCTTTCAATAAGAGATTTGTCTAACAACGTAGGGTCTAAAACCCTAGACGTTTGATCTATATATGTTTCTTCTATAGAGGCTACTGTTTCATTCATCTAAAAGCTCCTGTTTTTCTAGCAGGCCCGTGAGTTCCTGAGACACATAGTTTAGTCCATTTAGTTCGCCCATTAATTCGCGATATTGTTCCATTGAATTAACGCCGTTATTCTCCAAAACCTCCCTAACAACGCTTTTTCGCTCACGAATTACCTTCTGTATATGTTGGGTTAGTAGTATATAATCCATAACTATCCCAATATATCCAATATTGTTCTATTACGCTACCCCCTGTGTGCGGATTTCGTTCAGTTGGAGAGAAAGTGTATGTGTTTCTTCGTTTCGACGCAGCCAGCCTTTACCGAAGGTGTCAAAAGTAGATAGTTTTTTATAAAAATCTTCTCTAGCTTTTGTTAGTTGCTCGATGAGTTCCGGCGTATTTGCTGCATTGACCGCTTTTAATGTATTAGGACCTATGGCACCGTCTGCCGTAACCCCCAATATGCTTTGAAGTGCTTTGCTGGATCGGGACACGCCGGAATTAACCGCCCAGTCAAAAACGCAAAAGTCCACCCCTGACGGCAGATCGTCCCCCTTTACCCTGTCCCAGTAGTTATTTTTATAAATAATATGGACATCCCCTATTTTTATGTTCTTCATCTCTTCTTCAGTAACACTACGCTTTAAGTATTTTTCATACACCGCTTGGGTAATCCCCATATTAGTACGGCCGCCGGGATCTTTAGGGTGGTCCACGTATCCCCCTTCATGCTCTAAAACCGCTTCAATACTTTTTGCAAAATTTTCTAACATTTCCACCTTCTTCTGGCTTGTCTTATTCTTGAGTTAGGGTTGTTTTTTGTTTTAGCAGAACTACGTTTTAGCTGACCTAAACTACGCGCACAATAGGATTTTCTTCGTTTAGCGGCTTTACTGCCTTTTTTAACCTCTCCGGTAACGGCGGTTTTAAGTTTAGACCCCGGATTAGCTTTACGGTAAGCCTTAACCCCTTTTTTTGTCATCCCTGCCCCGGCTTTAGTGGGGCGGTAATTTGCGCCTTTGCCTTTTGTGGTTTTAGGGATCGCCTTGGTTTTTCTTTCTGCCATTACTTCCTAAACCCTTTAATACCACGAATACCAAAAGAGGCGGCTATAGACGCATACATAGCGTAAGTGAACCAATCCGGCGCTATCTCCAATGCTGCAAAACCTTCAGCAATATAGGGTCTACACCACGGAATGAATGAGGCTGCAATGATGGCTATGAACAAAATAGTCCACGCCTCGTCTTTCCAGCTATCCCGACTGGCCTCCGCCATAATCTTTTCCCAGCCAGCTTCGTGTGTGGCAGAAACCCGTAAAACTTCTGCTTCTGCTTCCGCTCTTGCTACTTTGGCTTTGGCTTTGGCTTTTGATTTCTCTACCTGCCCTTCGACCAAACTTCCGGCTATTTTGGCTATCGGCCCAAGAAAATTTAACATTTCCCCCTCCTAGACAAGCCTATCTATACGGTTATTCTCTTGAACCCGTTCAACTTCCTTTTTCTGCTCCACCTGTTCCGGCTCCTTTCTCACGTCCTCCACAAGGCGCTGTATATAAGCCTTCTGTATTTGCGATACGCTAGGTATTTCACAACTCATTTTTTGTTCATCCAAGCAGTTACGCCCATGTAAGCCCCCACCACGCCAGCTTGGGCAATATAAAACAACCCTAACAAGTCGGACAATGCGGTAACACGAGAATCAGGTATCACCGGAGTAAATAATAAAATGGTCCCTATAATCATAGAGGCCATAGCCGCCCAAGCCATATGCTTTTGCGCTTCGCTTTTTTCTTCACGAAGTTCCAGTTCAATCAATTCCTGATGTCTCTTTATTTCTTCGTCACTCACTGTGCCGTCGTGATCAACATCATATTTGGCATATACAGACTCAGGATCTAGTTTTTTTGGGGTCATTTTTCTTTCCCGCTTGGCTCATAGCGATAGCAATAGCTTGTCGCTGGGGGTAGCCTTCCGCCATTAATTTTTTAATGTTGGCACTAATTGTCTTGTCGCTAGAACCTTTTTGTAGCGGCATTTAACAACTCCTGTAGCTACCGCCCCGTTCTGCTTCGCCCATACCACGTTTTTGGCCTTTAATCATAATGCCTTTGGCTGTGTTGGGGGTCTTTTCCTTGATCAGCTTACCGTAAGGAATTTTGCCCTGACCTTTAATGTCTGCATAATTTTCAGGGGTTGGGGCTGCCGCACCGGGTCCACTAACAATTTTAACTTTAGACATTATCTTTACTCCGTATTTTTAATATTTCCCTTTCCCTTGCAGCGTCTATACGCGCCGTGGTCTGCTCTTGCTGGCTTTGCAGTCTTTGCTGGAACTCCTGACCTTTACGTGCTTCTTTCTCACGGTCAAGCTGCAATTCGGCCTGATCCCTTGCTATATCTGCCTGAGAATCCTGCGCTTTTATCTGTAGTTCCTGTTCTTTTAGCTGAACTAGCGGGTCGGGTCCCTGTGGCTGACCTATCTGGGCAATCTGCATATTGATCTGCTTCATGTTCTGCATTTCTTCTGCAATAAACTGCGCCACCAAAGCGTCTATTTCCACCAACTGCTCTTCTGTCGGGGGTTGTCCTTGGTTCTGCTGCATGAATACAGCCATGCCCCGTTCCTGCGCCTTAATTTGCGCGTGTTCTATAATATGCTTTTGCAAAGAAATAGCTATTTGAGGTAGCGTCATAACCGTACCGGACGTACCAAAGGTAATATGAGACAAAATATGAGCGTCGTGGTTTTGTCCCTCAAACGCTTTAAGCTGTGTATTCTCCAGAGCGTCTATATTTTCTCGTGCAGGATCTTTTGGTACAGGCTCTTCGGAAGAAGGGGCCTTCAGGATTTTGTCTATGTCCGCGACACCCAAGGCTTCGTACATACGACGATAGGCTTCGTGCATGTCGTGCATATCCGGGGCTTGAGTGGCTAAGGCCATCTGCGCCTGCGCCAAAGAAATGCGCTGCGCCTGTGAAAAAATATTCGGATTAGATACGGGGATTACGTCTACCCTGTCATCAAAATCCTCCGCCTTGATGGTCTGGTCCGCATTGGCTACCGTATAGGGGTATTCTTCCGGTAAATAATCCCCCATAACCCGTGCTAGCAATTTAAACTCAATCCGCATTGCATAGTGCAGTCGCTTATGTACCGCACTCATTACACGAGTGCCTTGCTCCAGCATCGCAATCGTTGTACCGACAGCCGCCCCTTGGTTGCCGTCCCCCACTTTTAAGTCCGTAATGGTGGCAAACCGGCGGCCTGCTTCCACAACAAAACCTAATAATTGAAACAAAGTGCTGTCCGGACCCTTAAAGGGTAAAGGCATTAAGCTCTCGCGAATGGCTCCGCCGGGAGCATCCACGTCTCTAAACTCTCCCGGTTGTAACGGATCATCGTCATCCCTGATCCGTAATCCACGCGCCTTGAATCCTGCCGGTAAATTAGACAACGTCCCCGCATCAATTAGCTGTCTTAAAGCGGCAGTAGCTGTACGGGAAAGACCACCAATAGTGTGAATTAGCCCTAAGCCGTAAAACCCGAATCCCGGCAAAAACTTGTAATGTACAAAATATTGTATCTTTCGCTTTTGGGGATCCTCCGGGCCATAGTTTCTACGAATGGATAAAATCTGGCCGCTGTCTTCGCTAATAGTTACCACATACGGTATTTTTATTCCGGTGGGTTCTCCGTCTTCTCCGGTTTCTTCAAAACCTTGCAGATCCAAGTCCACGTGACATTCCAGTAATGTGCAATCGTAGTCGATATTCGACGGGTGTAGCCCATCAATAAACTCCACTTGCTCTGAAATGCCGTCACTATCTCCTTGCGACGGATGGACCGGCACATCCCGATAAAATCCTGCAACCTGCTTTTTACGCAGATCATTAAGCGGCATTCTAAGAACTTGCGTAATGTTGGGGCAACTTTCGAGGTCGCTTGCTTCGTATGGCACCACCAAGTGTTCAGCAGGGACGAAACTGCTAACCGCTCTTTCCATTGTTTCATCGTAGTAAACCTTTTTAAATGTTGATCCTGCTAAAGGGAGATAAAACAGCATCTGATCAAATTCAGGTGTGTATTCCTCCATTACATTGGTAATGTAATAATTCATAAACTCTTTGACACGTTTGGCTTGCGCCTCTTTCTCACGGGTCAAAGAACCCATTATTGTCGTCCGGACAGGACCCCCGGCAGGCAATAGCTCGTTAAAAGCCTGTGCTTGGAATTGTGTAGCCGCTTCCGCCAAAAGTGGGTGGGTTACACCGGTAGCTCCCCGAAAAGGCTGTGTCCGATCCTCATAGGTAAACCCTAGCAGTTCCAAACCCTTGGAATAAGAATCTTCCCAGTCTTTACGGGAGGACTTATTCGCACGATATTCAGACACAAGCTCTGAGGAAACAGACCCTAGTTCCTGATCACTCATGTTTTCCGCTAAATTAGCAAAAAAATCGTCATTGTCTAGCCTGCTGGACGCAATAGGATCTAAATCCACGACCACACCGCCATCTTCCGTGGGCTGTATGTCTACGCCGCCTGCCAAACCGCCCATAAAGCCCGAATCGTCCGGTACTTCAATATCTATATCCAGTTGGGCTTGTTCCACTAACGGGTCATCAGTATTTTTGTCCATTAAAGACACAACGGGTCTGTCGGCCATAATAATTACCTATGTTTCGCTTTAGTAAAGCCTTTTATAGCAATACCGTCAATCGGTTTTCGCTTATTTACCGCGCCGCCACGCGCTTTCTCCAGCACTCTGCGGCCACTTTCTGCGGCGGCTCCGGCCCCTAGTACCTGACCTAGTGGTATATCTTTTAGGTCTTTAGTCGCCTTATCGAATTTTTTCTTGGTTTCCTTTATTTGGTATTCCCGCTCTTTCTTTTGTCGAACCTTACGCATCTTTGTGGCGCTTAATTTATCCAAAGCCTCTTTATCTTTTATGGTAAAGTCTTTAAAAGCGCCCTTTCCCTTAACAATGTCCTGAAAATCAAACCCTTCTTTCTGCATTTCCTCGTAGGCTTTCTTAACTTTTTGATTACCAAATTTATTCTTGGCCGCGTCAAGACCTCTTTCCAGAATTTCTTTTACTATTTTAGCGTACAAAATCACATCCTCCGTGCGACGTGTTTCAAACTGTTTATGCCCCCGCCTGCCGCAGCAAGAATATCGGCACTCTCTTTCTGTTCTGGATCAAATTTAGCACTAACGCTTCGTATCTGAGAGGGATCTAAAGCAATATAACTGTAGTCTCTATCGCCCTCGATCTCGTTGCGATATTTAACCGAATCGTAGCCCTCCGCTTTAATCATTTGCCGTAATTCGTCCATAAACTGTTCTGCTTCCATGCTGTTTTGCCACCCGTCCGGTCCGGTCTGATCTTCAAAAGTGTACTTTATTTGATCTATCTCCTCCTGTATCTCTAGTAAGTCCTTTCTATACTTGCGACCCACGGGAGTGTTCATTAGCTCAACCGACACCGCGTAGGGATCTTTCCACTCTCCTACATCCCGCATTTTTAACGGATTTTGTATGTTGAGGTAGACGGGCTTTATGTTCGCGCCTTTCAGGCGTTCTAGCGCCTGTACTGCGACATCCCGAAGACCTCCCATTTTTTGCTTTTCTTGCTCAGGCAACGCTAAAAAGTTATCCACGCCTTGGGTACTTGATATAAAGTGTATTCGATGGCTTGCCTGATCGGGCGTTCCGAAGTGGAATCCGAGATCTCCTTCCTCAAACGCCTCAAAATCAGACAGTGTGCCGTGGTACGCGGGTTTCTCCGTGTCAAACCCCATCTCCTTCGCCCTCTGCATCCGGTTGGTTTCGTCTGTGGCACGTAACGATCTTGGGGCAGGCAGAAGAGGTACAGCACTACTTAATACTTTAGCCCCTACACCCAACGGACCGGGGAGGCTTTTAGCGACCGGTTTTAATATCTTTTCTACCGTTTTTGTGTCAACCGGGCCACCTTCGTTATACTGTTTAAACGGGGTTAAATCTTCCAGATTATACCTGTTTTTTTCAGCCCCACGTTCGTTGTCACTAAACCTAGCTTTACCGGTTTTAGCGTCAATCCCCTCAAACGTACCGTAAATTGCTTGGTTTTTAACCTTCACTGGGGTTCCTGCACCACCCAAGCGTTTGGTATGTAAATACTGTTTTAACTGCTTGGGCTGTTCGGCACGTTGTGTACCTTGTGGGTACTGGTTAAAGCGCACCGCATTATCATCCGCTTTTTTGATCACCCCACGGTACGTCTCTCCCGCCGCCACAAACACGTCCCCGTAGTTGTCCATAGCTTTTTTGATGGCCGCTTTAAACTCCGGCTTTGCCGCCATTTCGTTTCTTAACTTGGCGTTCTTTTCAAACGTTACGTCGTAATCCTCAATTTTGTCGTCCAAACCAATTAGTCCATGTTTGGCGGATAAAACGGCAATATCCACGTTGTCCGGTATATCGTATTGCTCACGGTATTGCCTTAACGCTCTGTACATGGGGCCACTGTATAGCTCCTCTGCGGGTACAACGCCTTTACCTTTTTCTTTTGTTTTGCAGCACCCCAGTATCAAAAGAGAGCGGCCTTCGGCTTCTTCTTTTTCCGGCACCTGAAACCCGAATGTTTCACGGGCTATCAGCGGTTGTAACATCTGATAGCCTGTTGCTAATTTCCCCGCTACGCCGGGTACTTTAGGTAAGTATTTAGGGGCTTGCTTAAACAGATCGCGTTGGAGCGGTTTTTTGTACGATGTGTCGTCGCCGTCAACAGGGCCACCTTCGTTCATGGTCCGTGCGACGTGCTTCAAACTATTGATGCCGCCGCCTTCCGCATAACTAAACTTCTCCCTATCCGTATACACCGGGTTTTTAACTAAAACGAGAGGCCCTACCTGAATATACTCATCACCACCTATTACAGGTTCGTCCGTTTTTCTATCAAAAAAGTAAGCGTGTTTTTTAGGGTTGTAGCCCACCTGCACCCATTCAGGATCGTTTAAATATTTCTGCGCTAACCTATAGTTTTCTTCGTCTGTCCGGTGTATGTGTTCTGCTTTAATAACTACAAAAGGGGTTTTGTCGATTCCGCCTGCCGCTTTCCCGATTTTTATCTTTTCAGCCTTTTTCTGGTTTTTTTCCTCTAACATGTCGGACATGTCGGGGTCTACACCCGCCGAGGTGCCTCGATAAGAGGTGATCTTATCTTTCTTCGACCCCGTAGTTAACGTATCCACCCAAACACCATGCCTCGTGTACGCGGGAATATCTAACCGGGCGGTACTTTCAACTCCTTCCGCAAAAGGGGCGTTAATTTTTTCTCTTTGGTTAACATTTAAAGCCTCGTACATTTCCTCCGGAGTTGCCGGAATAGGCACGGATTTGTAGGGTTTAGAAAGCGGCGTGGATAATGGCAATGCCTCGCTCGATACTTGAACCGCTGGTTCTAGCTTTGCCGTAGGCCAAAGTCGCTTGCCTTTCCAGCCTTGCAGCATCTTCTTGATGCGATCAGACTCTATATCTTCCAAGCCTTCGACATGAACCACACCATCTTTGTCAAACCACATATCTACATCCGATTCGCCATACGACTCACCCGACCCTTGATCAAAACCGCCGCCTTGCTTCTGTCGGTGATCTTTGAGAACTCGCACTTCAACTAACTGATCTGTGTCTGGGTCTTCCAGCGTATAGTATTCTCGGTTGCTACCAGACGTTGAGAAGCCAATATCCTCTGGAATGCCTTGTTCAAACTCTCCCCGATATTTATTTGCAAATTCATTGGCTCTGCGATCTATTAGCATTTGCGCTTCTTGTATTGCGCCAACACTGGTAAAGCGTTTGTCTTGTTCAACTCCGTCTATCCATACGGTGGGACGTTCATCCAATTTTCCCCACTCTGATCTGATAACTGTTCCATCGCTCAATTCGATTTCTTCATAGTCTGTCAGTTCATATGGCGCTGGCGGCATATCATCATCATAAGAACGTAATGTCGCCCATTCTGGAGCTTCGCGGGCTTCTGGATATTCGCTAGTTTGCCATGTTCTTTCGCTCTCTATTGTTAATGGCTTTTCTGGCGTGGCTTGCGTGGCATTTTGTTGCGCTTTTAATTTGGCGAGCTGTTCTTTAGCTTTAGCGTTTATGTCTAATCCTATTGCGCCTCGTTGCGATGGCGGCGTGGATAATAGTTTAGCGGCCCCACCCACAGGGCCGGGGAGGGTTTTAGCAACCGACTTTAATATCTTTCCTACCGTTTTTGTATCCACAGGACCCCCTTCGTTCATGGTCCGTGCGACGTGTTTCAGGGAGTATATGCCGTTCATGCCATTTCAAAACGCCCTTCCGGGGTTCGTCTAAAAAATTCCTGTATGCCGACGGGCTTGCTAACGTAGCTCTCTTCCACCGGATCCATACCGGTTCCAGACATGCGGCGGTATCCACGCTCCTCGTCGCCACCCTCGCTGTCCCTATAGGACTGGGTTCCCGACTCATACTTGATAAACTTGGCCTGCATATCTGCTGGAATTTCTGCCATCATCGGAAACCCTGTATCTACGGCACCCCCTGCGGCAAACACCGGACTCCTGAAATACGGATTAAGATCGTAGGGGTTATCCAGCGTCTGGATACCAGTGCCATACAGCCTTCTCCCCAGTGCGCCTTCGTCATAGCCGATGCGGCCGCTACCGACAGCAGGAGAGGTCGAAAGTGCCTGATAAGCTAACGGATCCCCGAAACCCTCTACTTCCGGTAAGGGGTCCCGTTGATATTGTTCTGTTATAGCCCCCTCGGATTCCGGATCCGTCTGTCTTGGAGGATCTAACGCTTCCAACGTACCCTCCAGTACCTTACCGGCGGCTAGTGTAGTCGGTACGCCAAACAGGCCGTATCGCTGCGAAAGGGGTGTGGGCAAATCTCTTACCTGTTGCACAAGTGGCGATTCGACGGGAAGGTAAGGGGTTCCCCTAAAGGCATCCGCGCCATACTGGCTAACCACCGGTTGAACCTGATACGAAACGCCCGGAGCGATATTTTGTACCGGTAAAGCCGGATCCACGAGTCCCGGTACTTCCAGCGCCCGTGGATTAACTGTACCGACTTTTGTAGGAACCGGCCCCGGCGAGAAGGTCTTCATTCGGGAATAGTCATAAGCGTCGTACGGGGACCCTACATATGCTTGCGGATTAATAGGCTTCCCTAACTGCAATCCTTGCACGTCAAGCGTCCCTGTGGGGCCTGCTAACTCCCAAGTTGCCGGATCCATTCCGCGCTGTATAGCATCCGTTGTGTAAGTACCTTCCAAGCCCTGTTGTACGGCCCGTTCGGCAAGCGACTCGGCCGACGATCCGGGCAACGGGGCGGCCTGATCAAAACCAACGTCAATACTCTGAAATTCAGGAACTTCGAGAACGTTACCCCCCAAGCCTTCGCGTACAGTAGCCTCCGGACTACCGGGGGAAAAGGTAGAGGTCGAAGAAAGGGACGCTATGCCTCCCGGCGGACCATAAAACCCGGCCCTGAAGCCCTGACCAAAAGTCATATTGGGGTTCGCGAGGGACCCTATGCCCTGATACAGCCCCTGACCGGTTCGCATCAGCGGGTTGATTAAATCGTTGTACATCCCCTGAAACGTGCTTTTTACAGCACCCAGCGGGTTCAGCACGGTACTTTTTAGACTCGATCCTAACGATCCGATACCCGACCTAAGCGAACTTGCCAAGGCTTTCTTCCAGCCTACGTTTGCCACCTGCTGCGCCGTACTGGCGGCAGCAGTACCGAGGGTCCCGCCGAGAGAGCCTATGCCATAGCCCCCGATAGTGCCTAACGTAACGCCTAACAGCCCTTGGCCCTCGTTAATAGCCTGACCCGCGCCGCCTGCCGCGCCACCAGCCTTGGCTCCGGCGACTGCGCCAGCGGGGTTAAAACCTGTAGCGACGAAGCCTATAGCCGCGCCACCGATAGCGCCGATAATCGCGCCGATATTGCCGCCAAAAAACGAAGTTTGCTTACGTTGCTGCTTACGGGCGGTGGCCCTTAGCCCGTAATCGGAAATCTGCATGATCGTGTCCATGCTCAGACCGTCGGGCCGCTTCCCTGTCTCTAGAAATCCTTTAAATAACCGGGCTTGTTGGGGACTTGAAAAAGTACCCGCCTGCTCCAGCATATATTTGTAAATATCGCCGTAGCCGCCGGACTTGTCCCCCGACTGGTAGGCTTTACGCGCACGGTCTAGCTGACTGAAAATATTTTTTTCATTCCAGCCGTAGTTGGTCAAGCCTACGCCGGTTTCCGAAAAAGGCAGCGTCTTTGCGTTAAACTGGTTTCGGGTTACTCCAAAAACCGCCGGGTTGCTTATCCAGCTATAGCTAGCGTCCCCCAAAGCCTTCTTGCCTGCTTCCAGCGATTGTTGCTGGGCAACGCGGGTGGCAGCGACACGAGCTTCGTTAGCCCTCATACCCTCTTCGATTTGATCTAAAACCCTTTTTGGTACTGCCATAGGTTACCCGTAATAAACTTGTGGCTCCACGCGGCTGGACTCCTGATCCCAGTCGTCGGTGGGCAACTGAATAAAATTGCCCTGCCGGTAGCGCATTAAAGCCTGTGTTGTACTATCCACCAAATCGTCGTACTCCCCGTTCGGGAAAGCGGCGCATTCCTCGACCACTTCCTCGGCCCACCTTTCATCCGGCATCCATATCATCCCGCTTTCAAATAACGGCGATATGGCGTGGACCCTTGATACTTTATCATTACCTCGGCTCGGTGTGAAGTTTACAACCGGTATTCCAATGTTTCGTAGTTCGTGGGTCAGGGGCATACCGCTGGCCTTCGCTTCAATAATAACCGTTTCCGGCTCCCAGAACTTATATTGCTTTAACGCCACGTTCTTTAGCTCGTGAAATTCCCAGCGCCCTTTCTGCGCGTCCAGCAAAATCAAATTAGGGGTTGCCCCTTCCTCCGGATAGAAAACGCCCCACGTGGTTATCGCGCTGTAGTCGGCCGTCTCTTTTTTCGAAAAAGCCGTGTCGTAGCTCTGGATAACGTACTGCAACTGCGGCACCGTGTCCCTTTCCCACACGCGCCACCACTCCCGCTTCAGGATCGCATTATCGTCGCCCGTGGGTTGCTGCTGGTACTGCGCATTCCATTTGCTCGGCGGGATACTCGCCTGCACCGCCTCCAGATCCTTTAGCGGCCAATACTCCGGCCAGCACGGGTTGCCTGACGGCATAATGGCAGGTAGCTCCACAATTTCCCATTGATCCGCATTGGCATCTTTAGCCTGTGCGCGTATCAACTGCCCCGTCATATCCTTCTCCGACCAGCGCGTCTGCACTAAAACTATCGCGCCTCCCGGCTGGAGCCTCTGGCGGGGACCCCCTGTATACCAGTCCCACGCATCCTCAAACCCGGTATTGGACATAGCCGTCTGCTCCGAGTGCGGGTCATCAATAATAATTAAATCCCCGCCGCGCCCCGCGAGGTTCGAACCTACGCCCACGGCATAATACATACCCCCACGGTTCGTGTCCCACCGTCCAGAAGCCTTGGAATCCACCGCTAATTTGGTTTCCGAAAAAATTTCGTTATATTCTTCCCGTTCCAGCAGGTTTTTCACCTTACGCCCGAAGCCTATGGCAAGCTCCGTGGTATGTGTGGCTTGAATAATTTTCATGGCAGGATTCTTTCCGATCATCCATGCCGGAAACAAATAACTGGCAAACTCACTTTTCGTATGCCGTGGCGGCATATTAATAATCAGTCTTTTTAGCTCACCTGTCGCGATTCTTTCTAGCTTATCGGCAATCGTCCGGTGGTGTTCCCCGACAATAAACTCAGGCCACATAGACTGTACAAACGATAAAAAATTATTTTGGCACGTCTCTATTTTATCTATTTGCGCGAGTCTTAACTCAAGTTTCAAGAGCCTTTCATTAGCTTCCATCTATGGTTCCACGTGAAACATTCATTTTATATAAGCGTATACGAAAGTATGTGTAAGTAAAAGCAATTTATTTTATCACGAATTTGTTTGCGCGAAACATAGACCTTGGTCCCCTGTAACGTGGGGGGAGAGGCATGGAAAAAATTCGTTTAAAATCAACCACTTGCCCAGGTCGATCTGACTCGATTTGTGGGGGCCCCAAAAAAGGATCGCGGGCCGCGTATCTCGGACCGGCGATCGGCTCGGACCGATCAAGACTCACGGATCAACCGGCTCGGACCGGACCAGACCGGGAGCGGACCAGACCGGGAGCGGACCAGACCGGGAGCGGACCAGACCGGGAGCGGACCAGACCGGACCAGTTCGGAGATCGTCCGGCTCGGACCAGTTCGGACCGGACCAGTTCGGACCGGACCAGTTCGGACCGGACCAGTTCGGACCGGAGCTGCGATCGTTCAGCTCGTCCGGATCGTCCGGCTC